AGTTATTATCCTCTGGAATAAACTCTTCATCATCTCCATCATAACTAATACTATAATCACCGTTATCAACTAATACTACATCTTCTGGATCTATAATAATCTCATACCCTTTAAGATTAGCATCAATAAGATCTCGATGTAATACAATAGCATTAATATCTATCTGGAAGAATGTATAAAAAGCCTCGCACCAAATAATCTTAGCAATCTTAACCTCTAACAAATGTTTAGCTGATAACAACTTCTGAGTTAACTGAGATGATAATATCTCTGCAGCCATCTTGCCAGCATTAATATCTATATTAGTATAATATAGATCCCCATAACACTTATGACAGATGTGATTGTTATCAGAATTACACTGACATGTCATAGGACTTCTAAGATAAATCTTTCTACCAATAAGATGAGAATCATTATCAGCATCTATTACTCGTTCAATTCCTCTTATATTCTCTCTATAATATCTATCTTTTATCATAGATAAATGTTTAGCACTCTTAATGTTAAACTCTACATAGTTCTGAGTCATACACTCATAACTAGCATCGAAATTTAACAATGTGTCTATATTATTTAATCCTAATAGTCTTGCAAAGCTGCCTGAATCTCCAACATTAGTCTTACTCATAATCTGAGCAGATCTACCTGTAGATGATTCAATAAAGTAGCTTAATGGATCATTAACACCACCAGAACTAAATGACTTATCAATAACGTATGGATATACACCGCCCTCATTATTTGGCTTTGTACCAATGTTGAATCTAACCTCTTTATACTGTCTTGGATTAATAGCTTCACTAGCCTTAAATGAATTAGTTAAACCATGCTCATATCCAATATATTTCTTAGAGTCTTTAATAATATCAATGGCTCTATTAGTGATCTTCATTCCCTCATCTTTTACATCTTCAAATGGAACTCCAACCATGCTACAATGAGATAACTCTGCAAACTCTGGGCAGGCTTTCATTAAAGCAATATCATCTTCATTATTAATAGTATTTGCTAAGTAATATGAGAATGATTCTATTAATCCAAAGTTACTCATTGCATTACAGATATTATCATTCAATACACTATTACTCCAAGCAATTCTATTTTCTTTCATCAGAAAGAACTTATCTACAAAGTTCTTTATATCTTTACGTTTTAATTCTGGATTCCAGAATATATGTTTTGGTTTGATCTCCATACCTATCTTTATTAATAAAGTCCACATGAATAGATTATACCAATAATCTACAATACTAAGATCACATTCAATATCACCACCCCAACTTATAGTGATAGTGCAGGTATGAACAAACTCTGTTTCTACACCATCTTTAAGAATAGCAGTGATACCATCAATATGATCACTAATTGTTTCAAATGTTATATCGCCAGGAACATAGATAACTTTCTTAACTTTATCTCGTACCATGTCAGCATAACAATAATAATTCTTAAAATTTACTAAATAATTTTCTTGCTCCTCAATGTTATTTTGTGTCTCCATATTAAAACCTCCTTAACTTTACTAAATATATAATATGCAAATATAATTTAGTTTTCGTTATTATAATAAAGTTTAAGAAGTTATAAAAATGAAAAAAAATAATAGGGGTGATAAAACCCCTATTAAATTTTATTTAGATTATTGCTAAATCCTTAAGTGTTTTAACGCGGTATTCATATTCAGCACCATCGTCATAAACCATTTTATTAATACCACGTGATGGAATAATACTATCAGTATTATAGTTATTAATATCGAATCGTTGTGTTTGATATGGTTCTCTAGTAACCTTACCAAACATAACTCTAGCAATATGAAGTTTGTTATCTTGCTCACTAACGTATAAATCACTTATAGTTGTAAGCAGTCCTTCATCCTTTCTAAATCCGACGATATTACATACTGACCCACTATCTACTAGATATCCGAATGCTTCTAGTTTTACTTCTTCCCCTTTCGCCATATCATCAATAGCAGTAAAATGGCTATCAATGCAGGCTACCTCTAACTTCATTAATTTCTTGCGTTTATTATTTGTCATAGCAATTCCTCCTTGTAAATATAAACACAACTCATATAGTTTCATTAGTATAATATGCAATTGAAATATTAATAAGTTGCAAAAATAAACCCAGTATGGAACTAACCATACTGGGAATATCAAGAAGGGATGTTTCAGGTTTATTTAAATGGATTAAATTTCTCCAAAGGTGGCATCTTCTTCATGTCTTTGATATGCTTGGTCTGAGATTTCTTTGCAATTCTGGTAGCCATATTACCATACTTCTTGAAGATTGCTTTTCTCAACTGACGCTCTTTAACACGATTCAAAGCCAGCTTGTTAAACAATGGATCTTTCTTCTCTCTTGCGATAATTAAACAAGCCATGTTCTTACGTCTAGTAAGATCATCATTCTTACCAAGTCTAACAAAAGTACGCTTAGACATCTTACGAGCCTCTACAAGCACCTGAGCTTCATCAGACTGACAGAATTCTCTAATTGCTTCCTCACCGCCATCGAAATAAGTAAGAGACTCTAATGCAGCAGCCTGCATATTTGTTTCAATCTCTTTCGCAATGTTATCGGATCCCTCTTCTGTTTCAGGATCTTTATTCTGCAATCCATCTACATCATCAGCACCGACTGCTGATGCTACTTCCTCTGATTCTAATAATGAATTAAAAATCATGATTTTTACCTCCTAAATATATATTAATATTATTCTAGAATATTTAATATTATGTTTATATCGATAAATAGAGACATCAAAACAAAGTTATAATAATATATTATATTATTGTAACTTGAAGGAATTTTATTAAAGGAGGTTAATTAATGACAGAAGGTCTAAAGATTGAAGAGCATGAGATAATTATGCGGTATAAGAATATTATGATGAGTACCCTAAAATATTCATTCCCATTATTATCTCAAGTAGAGTTATCTGATGCTATTAATTATTCTATTGTAAAGCGATGTAGAAATGGCGATGCAATAATAAAGAATAACTACAATAATAAACAGATTAATTCTACAGTACTAGAAGTACTAGATTATATTATGTCTTGTGAACCAATAGTAACATCAGCAGGTGTATTTTTTAAGAAGCATAAAGATACTGATAATCCTCTAGCAAAGATGATTAGAAGTTTTGTTGATCTAAGAAAAATTCATAAGAAAGAAATGTTTAAATATCCTAAAGGATGTGCAGATTTTGAAAAGTATAATCTGTTACAGTTATTGGATAAATTAGATGGAAACGCTAAACAACGTGGCGCATATTGCAGTAATGCAGTGTGAAAACTCTTTTGAATTGCTGGGAGTGGTTAATGCTCTAAAAACTACAACATAATCTGTGAAGATAAGTGTGAATGTAGTCGAAAGACAGAAAAAATTTTAGAGATGAGCTAAGGTGAAATAAAAGCGATTAAAGAAAAATGTTGCCAACTTTAATCGTCCTAAAGCTTTTTATAATACCTAATCAGCAGCTAAGCTAATTATTATTGTTTATAGATTCTAAAGATAAAGGAGGCTAAAATGGATATTGATTTTGATAAAGTATATGATTGTATTAATCCAGAATATGGTTCATATAAAATCATAGAAGATTTAGGAAGAATCATAGTTGGACATACAAAAGGTAGATATGTGAAAATTAAATTCACAAATACTGGTAATGAGAAAATTGCAAGAATTGATCATGCATTATCTGGAAGTATAAGAGATACAATGAAGAATATTGATTTTGATAAAGATTACGAATCAAAGAGATGCGGTAAATTTAGAATAATAAAAATATTACCAAATGAGGGAACTGGTAGAGTTAGAATGGTACAAATAAGATTTAACGATACTGGATACACAAGATCTGCTAGATTAGAGCATGTGATAACTGGTAATGTAATTGATTGTTCTATTCCTCAAACACATAATATAGGATGGTACGGATATGTAGAACAATCACATTACGAAATACGGCATTGGTATAAAATATGGAGCGGTATTATATCAAGATGTTATAATAAGTCATCGTCATCATATATTAGTTATGGGGCCAAAGGTGTTACTGTAGATAAACATTGGCATGTATTTTCTAATTTTCTTGAAGATATACAATATCTACCAGGTTATCCAGAAGCATGTAAAAATCCAAGCGGTTATCATTTAGACAAGGATTATTTACAAAGACATTTACCGCACAGTCAAAGAGTATATTCTAAGGATACATGCATGTTTTTAACTCAAGCAGATAATGAAGGAATAAAAAGTATTAATTACGATATTAAAGGAAATTATACTGTTGTTCCAGTAAAGATTACACCAGAGTTAAAACCAATGGTAACAATGATAACAGACAAATAGACAATCTTAAACAATAATAATTAGAAAGTTCAACGACTATCCCCGTAAGGGCCGTGAGATTCGGCAACAGGAGTAGGGCCAAGTGGTGGGTGAAAATCCCTTAAATCGAAGTGGAAGAGTATCCATATATTATATGGATAATGATATAGTCTACAATAAAACAAATTGTAAAAATTTGGCAATAGACGTATGGCAACATGGGCTCACCTACTAGTTTATATTATAATATTTATACAGCTGAGTCTATAACTAGACAAGGAAGAAGTTATATATCTTGTAGTATTACATTATTTGAAAGCTTTCTTGCTAATAACATTAAGTTTAATAATCTTAACGAAATTATTACGTTTATTAATAACGTTGTTAATGAGAAAGTTGAACGTAAGTATGATGATAGATATATATTAGATAGAGATATCTATATAGAAGAAGCATTCTTTAAGATAATGAATACAGCAGATATGACAATATGGATTCCTACTGAAAAAGAAATGCAATTAGTTTGGGATCTATTATTAGGTTTATCTCAACAAGATTTAAACCGATTATACTATAAGAATAACTTATATAGTTTTGTAGAATTACCAGTAGTAATGAGTATGGTAATAAATATTCTAGATAAGTTAGAAGAACCATTTATGAATCCTAATGAGCCACCAGAATATATCAAAGAAGATTTAAGTAATCTATATGATTTATTGTATGAGTTTGTATACTACCACTATTTCTATATAGATAAATTAGATAGAATAGAATATATGCAGAGAGATATTTGCTGTATTGTAGATACAGATTCTACTATAATATCATTAGATGCATGGTATAATTTTATATTAGGATACACATATAATCTTGATTTGAAAGTCAAGAAAGAGAAGTTTAAAATGATAGACGTTATAGAGGCAGATGAATTCGGAGATAGACCACTTAGAAAGATGTGCGAAATTGTAGAACCAGAATTTGATTATAATTTCTATACAGATGAGATGATAGAACTTGATAGAATTGTAGAACCATGTACAGTTGTTCCTCAAGATTCTTTGAAATATTCTATAATCAATATAATGGGTTACATCTGTGGTAAATTAGTAATAGACTATCTTGATAAGTACTGTAAGAATACTTATAGTGCTAGAGATGATAGTCCTTGTGAATTAGTGATAAACTGTTTGTCACCTTATTACGGTAACGTAGTGAGAAAAACTTTGTGAATTGCTGGGAAGTGCTAACGCTTAGATGCCTAAATGGAGTTGAAAGACAGAAACAAGTTCTAAGATGAGTCATGGTGAAATAAAAGCCATAGAAATTCTATGGTCCTAAAACTTATAGCAATGTGCAATCAGCAACTTTATATTATAAATAAAGTTCAACGACTATTCCCGTGAGGGCCGTGAGATTCGGCAACAGAAGTAGGGCCAAGTGGTGGGTGAGAACCCCTTAAATCGAAGTGCAAAGCATCCTAATGGGATGAAGATATAGTCTGTCCATCTAGAGAAATACTAGAGAAGTTCATAAGAGAACTGGGTATGAAGAGAGATAATTTCAACGATCATATCTGAACACGCGAGGAAAAACGAATTCTACTTCCTTAAGGCTTTATTAACTGCTCATAAACGTAACTATCTTGATTATCAATTAACGCAAGAGGGTAATATTATTCCAGAGAATGAGAGATTAGCAATTATGGGTATGCCTATAAATAAATCTACTCTTCCAGATGGAATAAAGAAGAAGTTTAGAAGTATCATACTAGAAGATATTATCAAAACAAATGAGATTAATCAAGTAACTATAATGAAAGAATTAGTTAAAGTTGAGAAGTCTATTTATGATAATATTATGTCTGGCAAGATGGATTATTATAAACCTAGTAATATAGGAGCTATGAATACTTATGATAATCCTTTAGGTAAAGATGGTATTGTATCTTCATTAATATATAATGAATTACGAGATCCTGACATGCCTTATATTAATCTAGACGAACGTAACAGAGTTACGATAGTAAAACTTAGTGTAGATAAGAAATCAGCTGTTAAAATTAAAGATACTTATCCAGAAGTATATGAGAAATTAATGGCATTGTTTGATCATCCTACATTGGGGAATAAGATTAAATATATAGCCATACCACCAGATACAGAATTACCTAAATGGGTTCTACAGTTTGTGGATTTTAAGAAAATTATAAACGATAATCTAAAGAACTTCCCAGTAGAATCATGTGGGTTATTACGATTAGGTCATGATACGGTAAACTATAGTAATATAATAAAAATGTAAAGAAAAAGGCTACGAGATAATCTCGTAGCCTATCTTTTTTTACCATTCATCATTCTCAATTACTTCTTTAATCTCCTCACAAGCATCAAGATATTCTTGTTTTGCTATATCATAACTTTCTTTAGTTTTAGCATCTAATAACTTAGTAGCAAAGGTTAAATAATAATCATATAAAGAATTAAGATTAGTTACGTCAAGTCTATATGCTCTAGTAATTTCATGTATATGCTTATATGTATCTACTATATCATTATTAAGAACCATTTTAGCTAAATATCTATAATGCTCATCATTATAATCGTTATGAAATTCAGTGTGGTTAATATAATCATCTATATGATCGCCTATCGCTTTGTAATCTTTTCTTACTTTCTCATAACCAGATTGAAAGTAATATACGGTTTTATTATTTTCTGATATACTACTGTCTATAAAATCAATCATAATAAGACCTCCTACCAATTATGGTTATCAATAACCTCTTTAATTTCTTTACAAGCGTTATTATACTCCCGTTTAGCATTATTATACTTATCCTTAGTATCAGCATTTAATACCATATAAACGTGATTTAAATAATAATCATACATTAATTTTAGATTATGAGTATCCATCCTATATATTTTAGTCATTACATAAACTATATGATCATAAAATTCAGTATCATTAGCACTTCTTCTAGTAATTTCGCTTAAAACATTATTAGGTCCATATTTATTAAGCTCTTCTGCTGCACTTTGATAATGCTTCATATCATGGAACAATCTATAACCTATAACTAAAGCGTCGAGCTCTTTATATGCCTGATCAGCATCTGAAACTAATTTGTTTTTAGCGGCTACAGTTTCATCAAAATTATCAATCATATATTACCTCCTACTCAAATGTAAAAGTAACTTCTTTGTTATTAATCTCATATTTAATATTACTTACCTCTGCAAATCTTATTGTATTAATAAAATTAGCGAGATCGTTTTCACTCATAGATGAATCAGATATAAAATCCTCAAGATTTATTTTTTCATTAATCTTATTATAAACTCCATCAGCCATAGTAGCATATACAGAAGCAACTACTTTAGGATAGCAATTACTAAATTTGATTATCTCATAATACTCCTCAATAATGCCTTTAGTAATGTAGTTCAATGCAGCATATGGGATATCAGATACAATAATCTCATTAATATATTCTTTATTCTTTACTATAAATTCTTCATCCCCTCTACATACAAAGTCAATAAGAGTTGCAATAAGCTGAGCTTGAGTATTATTAATATGAATGCTATCATCTAAAATTGATTTGATAAATGAAGATATAATCTCATTAGCGTCAGGATTATTATTTGATTGATAATCCATTCTATATTTATCTATAATAGTATAAATAACATGAACCATCTTTGCATCTAATTTAGATAAAACATCTAAATTATCAATACCAGCTGCATTCAATTTTTCTTCTGAATATGTGCTTAATAAATCAGATACTGAATCTATCCAATCTGCATCATACTCTGGATCTGTCACCAATTGTTCAACGTACTCCTGTTTCGTCATCATGTCTAATTCCTCCTTAAAATTACCCTACTAGAGTTATTCTAGTAGGGCTTATATATTATATTATATTAATTTGTTGTATATAATATATTTAGTTAACTCCATACTGTATTAACATCTATGCCACTTTTACTATTATTATAAATTGGATTTGAACAGCTTATATTAACATTTACTGTGCATCTAAATGCTCCAACACCATTAGTATCACTACCTCTTCCAATAATATCGCTAATTGTTAATGTTATACAGTTTGCATAATCAATTAATCCAATACCATCATTATTAACGTTATTATTTTTATAATTTTGTCCAACTATACTATTATTATTTACTATACTATATATATTATTACTTTGGGTTTGGTCTTTATTTACAATACCAACTAATTCATATATTAATTTACGTTTATTATATTCATTTGTATCTTTTATTTCTTTATATGTATTATCCCAAAAAGTATCATTTATACTAATATTCCCTCCATTAAATTTATTTTTACAGTAACTTTCTATTTCATCCATTAATTTAGTAAGTCCATTATAAGCAGGACTTAATATTTGACTTATTTCTTTATAATACGATAAACTACAATAAGAGTCATTTCTTGTTAAATTAACCGTAAAAGATAGGTATCCACCTTCTGATACATTTGCTGCTTTTAATGTATAATCATATATATTAGCAGTAATATCTGAAGATATTCTAGATTTTATATTAGATAAAACACTTTCCTTTGTTGTATTATTATTTGGAGAAAGACTATCTAAATAATCTTGAACAGAAGATTCTGCACTTTTAAGATACGTTTCATTTTCATCTTTAATTCTAGTTATATTTAAAGTACTTTCCAAAACTCTTACATTAGAACTACCAAGACTAGATAAAGCAACGTGCTTAAAAATATCTGTATCGTCACTAGTAGCTTTACTGTAATCATGTACTTTTATATATGCTGCCGTGCCATTTACAGATGTCTTCATATAAACTCCAGTACCATATTCAAATACATCTCCTACAGATAGACTATTAAAAGAAGTAGCATTACTATTTTCAACATTAACCGCTAAAGCCATAATCGTAAACCTCCTAATAAATATTTATTAAAATGTAAAAACGCAAATCCAGTACTGAAAACATTTAAGTATAAATTAAGAAAGGAGGATTAATATGGTAAATAATATGATTCCTAGGCAACAACAGCCAACAAGAACTATTTATTTACAAAAAAGCACTAAGAATAAATCATTTTTAGATATGCATAGATATCTTAAAGCAACTGGACGAAAGAATAACGCCTTTATGCTTGCTTTATTGGATCCAGATCTTGATGGTATAAATCCATTTGATCCGAATCTAAATTCTTTTTATAAGCAAAAGATATTGCGCGAATGTGTGTGTAATTATTGGTAGAGTAATGCCCCGTATTATAGTAATATAGTGCGTGAACCTACAGAATTGCTGGAAGTAACTAATGCTCTAAAAGCTACAACGTAATCTGTAAAGATAAGCGTGAACGCAGTCGAAAGACAGAAAAAATTTTAGAGATGGACTATGCTGAAATAAAAGCTTATTTTATATCTATATTTCCGTATTTAATAAGTGCTAAGGTCTTTTTAATGTTTAATCAGCAGCTAAGCTACTATTTATAGTAGAAAGTTCAACGACTATCCCCGTAAGGGCCGTGAGATTCGGCAATAGGAGTAGGGCTCAATGAGCGGGTGAGAATCCTTTAAATCGAAGCAGTAGGATGCCACTTTAAAGTGGTATAAGATATAGTCTAACTTATAGGTACGATCCTATACTGCAGTAATATAGCAGATAAGTTGATTACCTAAGGGAAATATGTAGAGTTTCAGACCAAGGTGGAAAGGCTGTACATTTTAAATTACACCGTGGTAATCTAGCTATGAATTTTTGTATGTCATTAAACTTAAATGTATTTCTAGAATTACCTCGTCAGCAGTTTAAAACTGTATCGGCCGCAGCAAGATATTTATACGTATTTAATTTTGGTACAACCAATTCTAAGATTGCATTTTTGCATAAGAATATGGAAGGTTCTAAAGATAACCTTCAAACACTTAAAGATTTAAGAGATAATCTTCCTGATTACTTGATTATGAAGGAAGGTAGAACTTTAGATGGTAAGATATTAAAGGGTACAGATCGAATGGAAACGATAAGCAACCCTATTAATAATAATATGATCAAAGCCTATCCTTCTGCTACAAATAAAGCAAAAGCAGCATCGCTACTTCGTGGTAAATCTATAACAGGAATGTGGTTTGATGAGTATGCTTTCTTAGTATATAACGATATTATATATATGAATGCTATGCCTGCGTTTAAAACAGCGGCAGATAATGCTAGAAATAATGGAGCGCCTTATGGTGTTCTTATTACTACAACGCCTGGATTTATGACAGAAGATTGTGGTAAAGAAGCATTCGCTGTTAAAGAAGATGCTACTAAGTTCGATGAACAATGGTATGACTTCTCATATGCAGAGCTAATGGAGTTACTTACTAGTAATAGAAAATCAGACTTTGTTTATATTAAATATACATATCAGCAGCTTGGTAAAGATGAAGCTTGGTTCGCTGAAATATGTAAGTCTCTTAAGAATTCATGGACAGATATCCGTCGAGAGATTCTGCTTGAGTGGGCTACTGGAGTTGAGAACTCACCATTTAATGAAGATGATCTTGATGCATTATCAAAACTTATTGTTAATCCTATTAGTACAGTTTATATCTATGGTAAATATAGATTTGATACTTACTTCCAAGCAGACACTATAACATATCCTCCTATTATGGGAGTCGATGTATCTGGTGGTCTTAAGAAGGATAGTTCAACTATTACTATTATAGATTCTAGAACTACTAAAACTTTAGGATGTATGAATAACGTAATAATAAATGTCGAGCGTAATGGAGTAGCTTTACAGCAAATCTCAGCATATTGGGTAACTAGTATGTTTTCTGGTGTTAATTGCTACGAAGTGGGTTAAGAGCTATATACACTACAACGTAATCTGAAAAGATAAGCGTGATAGTTACGAAAGTAGAAAAAAGTTATATAGATGAATATATGGTTAAATCCTAAGTATTCGATAACAAGCCCAAGTGTAGCAGCGAACTACCGTATAGGTAGACGTTCAACGATCAGCCCTTAACGAGGGAACGTAAAATCGCAAGCTTATGGCGAAAGAAAAATACCACTCCAGTTTTATACTGGATGCACACATGATCTACGCACGCTCTGTAATAGAGGTGACTAGGAAATAACCTAGCATTATATGGTTGCGCTTATAATGAAATATTGTTTTAATAAAAACGGGTTTTGGCTTGACAGTAATTTCTAGTCTAAAGAAGATGGGATTAACAAAGAATCTTTATTACGAAATCAAAGATATAGTAGCAGAAGAAAAACAAGATGGTGTTCATTCTTATAAACAAAAACAAAGAACTAAAGTATTCGGAACTAACTCGGATCATAGAGTAAGACAAGTTCTTATAGATATATTGTTAGAAAGAGTAGAGAATCATAAAGATAAGATATTATCTCCTATTATATATGAAGAGCTATTAGGAATGGAAATTAAACGTAGTGGTAAAGTAGAGCATAGTAATAGTACTCACGATGATCAAGTATTCTCCATGTTATTAGCTCTCTATGTATGGTATGAGGGTGTTAATCTTATGGAACGCTATGGTATTAAGAAAACATCCATTAAAACAGATGAAGATGTAGATGAATTATATACTCTTCCAGAAGATACTGTAGAGATAATAGATACATTTACTGAAGAGTCTGATCTTGATAATGATATTGAAAGATCTTTAGATGCTGCTATTAAAGCAGGTGGTATTAATCTTAAAGACTTCATAGAAAAAAGAAGAGCTGAGGAGGAAGCTATCTTTAATGCTTTAATGCACACCCGTCAAGGACAAAAAGCATATAGAGATACTTATAATATTCCAGATGATGTAGATATAAACTTAGATGGTAATGGCAATGTAACAGACTTAGCTACATCAGTATTTGCAGGATTCTATTCAGATGATGATTATGGTCCTGTACAAGAGATCTATAATTCAGATGGAGGACCAATGGTTAGTACATTTGCTATGAGTAATTATACTCCTGGATCTTTTGACGATGCTAGTTATAAGTATGAAGATCATTTTAATTTCTAAGTATAACATTATAATGAAGCATAGTGTACACCACTATAAATTCATCCCTAGATTAAAAAAAAGAAGGGGGAGTGGATAATTCCACTCCCCTAACTTTTTCTTTTTGCATGTCACTCTTTGTATGAAGCAATCTTCTCGTTATAGTCCATCAGAGATTCAAACGTCTCTATAATATAATTATTAATATCAAGCATAATAGTAACGTTCTCTCTAGCGCTAAAGTCGATGCTTTCTATTGTCATTGGACGTGTTTCGTCAGCATCTAGGTCAAGCAGATCGCCTATATCTTCATACTCATCAACATTATCATCGACCATACGAATATATGCTCTGTATGTAGATATATTTTTTCCGAGTATTGCAACAGCATGATATATCGCTGTAATACCAGTAACATCGATTAATACTTCACCCTCATTCCAATTTTCATTTGAATCATACTCGCACTTTATAGCTGTTAAACTTGTATCAAGTGTTATAGTGAGCATCATTAAAATATTTTTAAATGCATCAATATTAGTTATCTTACATGCTAAAGCGCCTGTTAAAAATTCACATGCATTTTTTATTGTGTCCCTGATTTGTTTACCTGACTCATAATTATCATAATTGATAATATCTCTAATATATTCAATCAATTGAGTTATTGAGCATATATAATAAGTATCAATTCCAATAAGCTCAGCGACAGCAATTTTTGTTTCTCTCTTTAAATTTTCCATAAAAGTTCCTCCTTAAATAAAGTAATGTTATTTGCTACATTACTATTATATATAATTGAAAATATCTTAATTTACTTTTTATGTCATGTACAACAATTCATTAAAATTTATAAAATCGAAAGGAGTAGTGGGATTATGAGTAACCCGAATTTAGATTTATATAATATTTCAAGTGAAAATAATTTAACTGAATTACTAGCACATTTTGATTCTGGTTTTGTATTAGATATCATTGAAGATAAAATAAATATGAGACAATATAATTCAATGCCTGAATCTAATATTGTAAAGAGTTTCGAAGAAAACTTTAAGTATATGCATGAGAAATTCCCAGGAGATGGAGAGAATATTAATTTAGTAAGAACTAATGTTTATACTGAAGTTATTGATATTTTATGCAGAGGATTCAATCTTAATTATGCATTAGATGATTCAACCGACTTATATAGTGCAGCGTATTATTTATATGACTTCTTAGTATGTAATTTTGGTTCTACTTTAGTTAACTTCTTTACATCGTTCATTGTTAATAATAAGAATTCATTATATAACGCATTGAATCTTGATGCTTATAAAAAGAATAAGGATAGTTCTACTATCTATAATAAGAAGATTTATGTAGATCCTAAATATGTAACTATTAATGCTAATCTTGAAACTGTATTGAGATATATAGTAACAATAGATATTACACTCGATAATATTATTCAGACTACATATATAAATCCACAAGTTGTTTTATTCTTATCTGAGATTATTACAGATAAGGGAGATTATTTCAAAGACTATTATTGTTCATTATTAAATAAACCTGATGTATTACCTGTAATTTTAACAGACATTAGATTACAGCTTCAGAAAATGAATACAGATAATAGTGCTATTATTGATGATTATATTAGCAAGGAGGAAGAGAAGAATGCAGAAAACAAATCTTGAAGATCAAATGACAGATGAGCAGGTACAAAAATTAGGAGCTAAATTAGACGAGATGGATACTCATTCTAATAAAGAGTTATTAGAGTTAGATGGTGAACCAAATAACCAAGATATTCCAGATCAAGAAGTATATACACAGCCAGTCCCAGGTATATCTGATAAAGAGGAATTTACAGAAGAAGATATGAGAGAAATGGGATTATCTGAAGATACAATTGAAGATCTTAAAGATGTAACTGTATATAAAGATGATGTACCTGAAGTTAAGCTTACTAAAGAAGATTATGTTGAGGCTGCATCTAATTATATGGATCTTTCTAATAATGATGCTATGCAATTATTAGATATCTTAGTTGAATACAAGAGGGATCCAGAAGGTAAATATTATGATAGATTGCCTAAGAAGGTGCAGGATTTTGCTGATGGAATTAGATTATCTTCAACATCAGCTAATATGAAGATGACTAAGAATTCTGCTGCTAGATTCGTATTATCTAATATTACTAGAGATGCTGAGTTTGGTAAAGTTGTAGATGATTACTCAAATGAGATGTCAGGCATTATGAATGACATGCATGGAGAGTTCCAAGCAATTGTTCAGGAATCATTTGATGATTTATTCTCTAATATTGAGAAGATTAAAGATGATAATCCAGAGCAGGCAGAAGTATTACAGAAGTTTTATGATGCGTTTAAGAATGCAACTACATTTGAATTGCAGCTTAAATGGTTAGACGGTGGAGTAACAAAGAAAAAGATCAATAAGTGGTTAACTAGATACGATAATGAGTGTTTTTACTTTAACAGAAAAGTAAATAGTGATGTTAATAAAGAAAGAGGTATTAAATTCTCAGATATTCAAACTCTTGTTCCTACAATTAAGAGAGCTAGAGATGGATTTACAGAGATTCAAATTAAGCAATTCATTATCGTATTCTTGAAGAGTATTGAAAAGATGGATCTTACTGATCTGACTAATCTGTTTTATATTTATGGCGTTATATCTGCAATTGATTCGTTTAAGTATAATAATACATTTGATAGTGAATTAGGAGAAACTTTATTTGGAAACATCACTAAGGTAATACAAAAAATAATCTCTTTAGAGTAGGAGGTATCTTAGATGAGCAGTATGTATCCAGATGAATCACATTACCATATTCATGAACATGGATCTGTATGTATAGATCCAGCTTATCATGAGCAATATCATGTCAGACATACAAAAGAAGAATGTGTTTGTACAGATGATTGCCCTTGTAAATCAACAGATGTAACTGGAACTGATAATACAGATTCTACAGAAACACTTTATAATGGTTTACCTAGGTATGATCACCCGCATCCGCATCCACATGCTAAATGTAGTTATCATAAATATGAACGTTCTTTATTGAGAGATGAAGAAGTTGGTAATATTATTAGAGTTGAATCTAGAATTATTGAATCTTTATTGGTTAAGCTTTACAGCTGTATAGCAGATAGAGATGTTATAGTTAAGATGGAACTCGGAACTAAGTATACTATCAAATGGATTGGTGTAGATGGTGTTAATAGTTGTACAGGAACTTTAGTAGACTTTAAAGCATCTCAGCATTCTACAATATATCAACCAGTAAATGCTGATGGATATTATATAGTTATGGATTGTTCTGAACAGGGTAAATCAGATATTAAGAAGATTCTTATTTCAACAATAAGAGACATTCTTGAAGTAAGTTTGATCCCAGACGATAGTATTACTGATACTGATGATAACGTAGATAATAATAAAGAAGATAATAATAGTTCAGTGGATACCAATACTGGCGATGCTGATTCTAGCGATAATAACACAGATTCTACTGATGAGTCTGGTAATGAAGAAAAAGAAACATCGGAAGAAGATGGAGAGAATTAGAGAGGAATTATTATAAACTTATTGGACTACTCTTAATTGAGTAGTCCATCTTTTTTTGAACTTTATATTAATTAAACTTATAAAGGAGGAGTTGTTATGTTTCCCTCATTTCTTAGTAAAAGTGGAGATAAACTTTTGTATAACGGTTCTGGAGAATTAATCTATTATGTACCAGAGAAGTACTTCAATATTGCTATGGCTACTGCTTATGGTGATGAAATTGAATTGATGGGTATATTTGATTATGATGTATTTGATTCTAATGGAAAGCATAGAGGACTTAGAAACTTTGCTTTCCCTACAATGATTAGATGTAAACCAAATTCTATGGAGAAGGTAAGAGAGTTTGCTATAACAAAAGATATTAAGATGGATTATAGATTACTTAAATTTAAGAAGGGTGATGAAGCTATATGTAATGTCAATATACCTAAGAGTATTGATAATACAAATAAGTTTGTTAATCTTCTTATAGGTGGTAACCTACCTCCTACAATTCCATATAAGAATATCTATGAATATATTATCTTTAATGCTAGCATTAATGGATTTAGTTATAATATAAATGCTCAGATGTTAGGAATTATAACAGCAGAGTTATGTAGAGATAAGAATGATCTTACAAAACCATTTAGATTAACTGATATGAAAGACCCTTTAGGATATACCATGGTTAGTATAAAGATGCTTCCTAAATTTGTATCTCCTTATGTAGCAATTACCAGTGAAAATGCAGATGAATCTATTGCCAGTGCTTTAGTAAATAAGGCTGGTTCTGACTCTCCTTTGGAGAAAGTAATGATGAACTAGACTAAGGGTTAATACAAACATATTGGTAAAGTCAGAGACTTTTATTTTATTTATAAGTAAAATAAATTAAAAAATTAAGGAGGTAATAAAGATGAAAGGTTATCCTAAATCAAAATTTGAGATAATTAATCAAAGCCAGATTACAGATATTGATACTACGGCAGTTACTAGACCTATTCCTTTGGTTATGCAGACGTATACATCTGATAAGGGTACTGAAGGCTGGGAGCTTTTGACTAGCTTTAGTGATTTCACTACTAATCACGGTGGACTTAATTTTGCCCGTCATGGTCAGGCTCAGTTAACAGTAATCGAAGCTCTTCGTAATGGAGCATACGTTTTAGGTAAACGTATTACATCTGACGACGCTACAATTGCTAATGCTACTGTTAGAGCACGAGTAATTAAAGTTGGTGATAGATCTTTTGTTTATCTGTACAGCCAGACTATTGATTCTACTGGTATGGATCAGGATGATATCTTTGAGGCAGCTCTCAATGATTTCGATTTCGATACTACAGCAGCAGAGGATTTAGTTCTTCCTACTACAGCTACTTCTACAACAGACAATGCTGATATTTCAGCTGCTTCCGATGATGAAGAGCAGAGTGAGACTAGTACAACAACATCTAGCTCTACTACATCAACTGGAGCAACAACGATTGATATTCCGCTGTTTACTGTTGCAGCATCAGGCTCTGGTATTTCTAATGTATACTTTAGACTTGTACCTGAATATACAGCATCTAAGAGCAATAACTATCTGAAGTACTCTTTGGAGATTATTGAGGATTCTACTGTATTAAATAGTGTTATTTGTTCATTGAATCCAGATGTATCTTATGATGGTGTAAATCAGGCTCTTGACAATAAGGTTAATGCAGCAGCTTCTGGTAACGTTGTTACTAAGTTATATGAGGGTGGTATTTACAGACTCGCTGTTGAGTTGGCTAAGACTGCTACTATTAATAATGAGGCTGTTGAAGCATCTGCACTCATGAATATGGATATGCTTAACGCATACAATAAGAGCGGTAAGACTGTAATTGGTGGAGTTATCACTGAGGCGCAGGCTACAGAGGACGATGGTTCAGAGTGGAACGATAATACTCCTGTATTCGGAACTGATACAATTACTGTTAATGGAGACCCTATTGATGTAACAAACGCATTAGTTAGTCTTCAGGGAGAGATTGGTGTTCCTTTAAATGGTGGTAGTTATGGTACACTTGGATATGATCCATCTAAGAACTCAGAATTATTGGAGTCTCTTACTCTTGGAGCTTGGGGTGCTGCTGGTGTTGATCATCCTCAGTTTGATCCGATTATCTATGATCTTGATAAGTATAAGATTGATTTCATCTTCGATGCAAATTATCCGATGACTGTAAAGAATGCAATTATTAACGTAATTGACTTCCGTGGTGACGTTGCTTACCTTGCAGATCTTGGTACAGATAATCTTAAGACTCTTAAGGCTATCGTTGATAAGAAGAATGGTAATGATACTCCTGAGAATCCTGGAATCCAGAGTTCTAAGTTCGTTGCTGTATATCATAATTACTTTAAGATGGTATCTCCATACAATAATAAGCAGATTGAAGTGACTATGCCTTTCTTATTAATAGGTAAGATGCTTGCTCATTTCGATGGTGGTGTTAATAGACCATTTGCTGGTATTGCTAATCAGATCACATTCCCAGATATTATTACAAAGAGTGTAAACTTCTTGCCTGTTGTAATCCCTGGTGTTGATCAGAAGCAGGAGCTTGTGGATAATAATATTAACTACATTTCATATTATGATGAGACTGCAGTTATGGAGACAATGTATACTAATGACGATGAGTATTCTCAGTTATCATTCTTGCATAATATTCTGTCTATTCAGCAGATTGTTAAGGCTCTTAGAACAAAGTGTCCTAAGATTAGATATACATTCATAGATGGTACAGATCTTGAGACTTATATTGATGATTGTAATGCTGTTTTGAATAACTATCAGTCATACTTTAAGTCTTTGGAAATGACTTATATGGAAGATGAGAAATACGAAGCTAATAATATATTCTATGCAGCAATTAAAGTAACCTTCAAGAACTTCATTCAGGAAGAGTACTTTAAGGTAATTGCATTATCTTAATGAAAGGAGGTATATATTATGGCTATAGGTCAGTTTGTAACAGGAGACACAGTAGAATATAGTGTATCTAAAGGTAAAGATAAAGGTTTAGTTAGTGATATCTATAAGTATACTAAAGACTATAGAGATGTAACTCAATATAATCTTTTACGTGGCGTGCCAGATTTCGGTAATCTTATGCAGTTTACTCCATATGAGTCTGGTTATGCTGTATTTATTATATGCGCTATTCCTAAGTTTATGGAAGAGCTTGGAAAGTATAATGATGAATACGCTAAGCTTATTGCTAACTGGAAACATATTGTTGAGTTTGAGTTTAAGTCATTCGATGGAATTGATAGTATCACTGCTGATACAATTGATATTGGAGATGATTTGAATAAGATTCAGGTTATCAATAAAGTAAATATGCAGTCAACATCAGAGTTCTCTCTGTCATACACTGAGAAGTCTGGTTCTCCGCTCACTAAATTTAATAAGTTATACCTTACTGGAATTAAAGATCCTAGAACCCAGATTAAGAATTATCATGGTCTTATTCATAGAGCTAATGATATTGATCCAGGTTTTGAGAACGAGGTATTTACGTTCTTATTCATGACTACTGATAACACTATGAGATATGTAGAGTTCTCTACATTGCTTATTGGTGGTCAGTTGACTGATGCTCCTACCGATATTTATGGATCATATTCAAAGGGAGACATTGGAAGTAAGGAGATTACTCTTAAATTCAATGCTTATCCTATTGTGTCTAGTGCTATTGATAGTTATGCTCAGGATTGTCTTGACTATCTTGTTGGAGATGGTAAAGGAAATGCTACTGATGGTGATGGTAATAAGATTGGTATCACAGTTAGTTCTATGGATTATGAATACACAGCTTCTACCCAAGCAATTAATAGTTTGCTTACTAACTGGGGTGGAGATGCAAAAGTTGCTGCTCAGAATCATGGAACATCTAGCGATTCTCCTGCAATTGCTGCCACATATGCAACTAGCAATGTATAATATTATTATACTTAACTTAATAATTTATAATAATTGCAAACCTTATAGAGTATACCCGTTTGGGTATACTCTATTTTATTTGTCTTATTGTTCTTCACCATTTGCTAAGTTCTTTACTTCTGCTTGTTGCCTTGCTTTTGCTATAATATTCTCTATAACTGGCATATTTAGATATGATCCTAGATGATATATCTTTAACTCTTTAGCAGCTATCTGTTTTACCATATCGTCTTGTTCATCAACTAGTAATACTTCATTTACTAAAGTATTACAATAATCATTTACATTAACAATCAACTGATTTGTATTTGTAATATTGATAAACAATGGTGGTGGTAATGTAACAACAATATTTACAGTAGGTTCATTATACTCTATACCATAGATCTTAGTATATAATCTACTTAAGATCTTCTGATAATCAGATTGTCTTGTATAAACGAATCTTAAGAATTTACTGTTCTGCATTGTAAGCTGAACTGCATAATCTGGAGATTGTCTATTCTGTATAATTTCAATAGGAATACCGATTACGTTAATGGCAGCCTCTTCAAGAATATTCAACAATTCTGTTTTAATCTCTATTTGTTGTCCCTGCATAACTTCAAAGTCTATAGGGGATGATCCATCAGGTCCTCTAGGAACAATGTAGTCATTAAACCTACCGACAATATCCAATACATTATTAATGTTCTCTACTTGTCTCATTCCGAAGTTAGACTTCTTAATCTCATTGATTGTCTTTAATAATGTCTTTGCGATATTTGTTTCAACAGTTTGCTTTACATAGTAAACCCTCTTATCATTTCCTCTAGTCATACAAGCTAAAGCATTAGTAATATATATGGATACATATAATTTAGCTGGAATAAGAGATAATGCTAAGTCAGATATTCCTCTATGAGTTGATTCATCTAATTTGAAGTAACAATGCTGAATATCTTCTGGGGGTATATAAGTACACCTCATATTATTAACTACATCTGTTTGAGTACAGAACTCATCATTGTATTTAAGAATATAGTAAATCTCTTTCTTAAGATCTTGATTCTTATTAACAAAGTCTGCATCAATTTTATCTGCAAGCTGAGATGAGATAAACTTAATTAATTCCTCTCTTCTTTCTTCACCCTCTATATTACCAGTACTTCCTGTAGTACGTAAACCAGTAATGGTATTATTCATAGCAGATGTAATATACTTATCACTAAATATATTCTCTTTAGATTCAAACTCAAAATAGTAATAACCTAAACACATATCATTTATGTATATAGGAATTACTCTTTCTCTCGGTAATCTCTTTACGATACAACCATTCATATGCTTAAGCTTAACTTTAGCTGCTGGATCTTTAGCATTTGTTACTAATCCATCTGAAGTTGTATCTTCTATCGGTAGCTCAAAGTCATCTGGAAGAGTGTTGTCAAATCTATGATGTACAGGAAGTTTCTTATTAGAAACATCAAGGTCTGCATCTTTAACATGATCGAATGTTATATACTTTCCATCTGATAATCCCTCTGTATAAACACCATGCTCATTAAGAAACTGCTCAGATAATGATTTAGTTTTAATAGCATTACGAGCATCATAAGCAGTCTTAGCATCTTCAACAATACTGCTTATAAGACCACCATTATCAACCTCACAATTAATATTAATCCCTTCAACTTTAATATCTTTAATAGATTGATCATAATAAGATATATCATTATTAGCCTCTACGTATGGTATACCAGATTCATTAACGCCAGCACAGATATTATATCCTTGATGAACTGTACTTTTCTTATTATTAAGCAGCCTTTCAATAGCAGTCTCATATGGAACTACATATAGAAATTCCTCTCCATATTTAGATACGTTATAATAAGTATCATTAGTGAGTGTTAGAAGATCATATTTATCCTTCATCTCATCAATATTACTATTGAATACTACATTATCTGCTACTTGAAGTTCATCACTCATATTTAAGAAGTCTTTACTAAAACTATCTGAAGATAATACGTTATCTTTTATAGTCTGTAGTGCCTCTTCGAGCTTAGGAAAGTATTTAAGAATCTCATCTATTTCATCATCAAATGCCTTTATCCATCTATTATCCATATAAGATGTGGTCAATGATGTCATAAATTCATTATCTTCAAATATCTTTCTAAATTCGTCTACAGTTTCTTTGTTATTCTGACTATTCATGAATAACCTTTCATACATTCTAGAGATATTTGGCTCGCCCAAATTATCAGAATTGTTATTCATGATAGATTTAATAGATGTATCTATACTAAGTTTAAGATCATCTAAAGCTTTCTTATCTGCTGGATCAGAATAGTATGTAGACTGATATATGCTATCGGAATTAGAATTTATTTTAGTGGCAATCTTTTTAAGATTACCAAAATTAATACTATTATTCTTATCGTCCTTTTTAGCCATATTATTTCTCCTTTCCTAGAATTTAATTTAATGTTTAACACCTAAAAATAAAGGTATAGCCAGCTAGCTATACCTTTAAATATTTAACCATTATATTTATAGTCATTTCTTTTTTCTTCACTACACTAAATACAGCAACAAATGTATTGCCGTAATCTGCTATAACTAAATGAATTTTATCACTCTTATTAGTTGGTAGCATTCCTGGAAATAATGTCATATAATATTTGTTATCTTTATTATAGAAATAGGTTCCATCAGCAGTCTTCATAGTCTTAAGAACTTCTATCTCATCTGTTATATCTCCGTATTGAACAGTACTAACAAATTGATCCATTGGTGCTATTAAAGCATCATATTGAAGTTGTGTTAATATTCTTATTGGAAGTATAGTACCAGAATCATTTATAATATGTGTACCACCATTATACTCAAATTCTGATTCAATAACTATAGTCTTTACAAAGTCAGATAACTCTTTGTAATTAAATACTAAGTTATTATATTCTAGTCCTATATATGGTATAGAAACACGAGCTAAGTAACCTAGATTAGTTACACTATATAGACTACCATTATAAATAACAAAGTCTTTCTGTTTGAAAGACTTTGCTATATTCTGTATATTGATTAAATCAGCTGTTTTTATAACCATTTAATCCACCAACCTCCATTTTCTGTTGTCTAATAACCATTATACGCTTTTCCCCAGGTTCAACTAATCTACACATCGGTCTTGGTTTATCATTCATTACATTATAGCACATAATTCTCTGACCAGTTGCATTATTATTAATCATCAATCCTCTTCCTGGATTTCTTATTGTTCTGAAGAATTCGATAATATCATCAAACATCTCTTCATATCCAGCAAGTCCAAGATATCTCTCACCAAAGTTGATGTAATCATGTGAACAAAAGTCTTCAATAAATGCAACTTCTCTACTGAAGAAATCATTATTGAATCTATCTTCTTTCTCATCAAGCTGATCTGGTAATTCTAGCTTTCCTATCATTGTATTAGGAGCTATATTATTCTCAAAGATGATTGATGGATACAGTCGTGCATAATCGAAATCAACAAGATTGTTAAATACCATTATAGGAACTCCATTAATCTTAATCTTTGGCTTGTCTGATATATTTGTAGGATCAGCAACGTATGCACCTGTAAATCCTTCTTTTTCATTACTCTTGTTAATATTACATCCCATCACATAACCCATATCCCAGAAGTCTTTTATACCTCTATTAGCAAGATATACTGTTTGTCTATGAATTTTATGATATCTTGTATTGTTAACCATAGATTTATTATAAACGAAATCTATATCTGAAACTTTATTTTCCACGCACTTCTGAACTATTGTATCCATAATATTATAAAATGCGAATACTTTATAGTTTAAGAATGGTAATTTAGCAAGACTAGTTGTAATATGAGAATAATCTAACTTCTTAACTTTTGCAAATCTACCACCAATATAATCTAACTTATAACTTGGTAATTGTCTTTGTCCTTTACGTCTTGAAGCAAATGTAATTAATTGATCAAGATATACTGTATAACAACTTATCTGACAATAATCTCCTCTTTCCTCAAACTTATCTGCTCTTTTATCAATATAATAATATGCTTCTTTAACATTAAAATCTTGATGACAACAAATCTCTTCTGGGCTATATCCTAGATTTATTATTCTCTGAATAAGATATGGAACGTCGAATGCCATATTCCATGCCAATGCAAAATCTGGTTTTAATATATTGATAATATTAAATATATCATTAATTAGTTTTATCTCTTCATCATAGAATAAAAACTTATATTCATACTTATCTAACCCATTTCTTATTTCTTGTTTCCATCCACCTACATTTTCCTTTACAAATTCTTTAATCTGTTCTGGCAAATCTTTCTCTTGTTTAAATTGTTCTATTAAAGGATTATTATCATCTTCTAATAATAAACAATAAATAGTTTGATTTGGTTCACATACTAAACTACATGCATTAACTGGGCACTCTCCTGGTTCTGGAAAGTCTCCGTTCATTTCAGAAGTATCAACCTCTATATCGAAATATATATTAGTTAGATTTTCTCTTGGAGTATTCTTATAGAACTTATTGAACTCGAATCTATAATAATCTTCTATATTCATATCTGCTAAGAATACTCTAGGATGTTTAAATAATTTATCGTTCTCTCTATAATTACCATTTCTGATGTTATCATAAAAGTAATCAAGATTTCCTGTAACCTCTGCTATAGTTTTCTTTATATCCTTATACTTACAGGCTATTGGATGCACTTTATCTTTCTCTATAAATAATTCATTATGCTCGATAACTGTATCATCATTAGCATAATAAAAAGTATACTCTGGTTCGACTATATGTTCTACTTTCTTTTCGTTAGTTATATTATCATAATATATTAAGTCTAAACTATCTTTTCCGTATTTACCTGTCTCAGGATCTTTTTTAGGTTTATGATATATCACTTGAAATAATGTTATATCCGCTCCCTCGTTGTATCCATTTACTAAATTTATCATAGTATCACCTCTTAAATTAATGTACCCAAATTTATAATATCATAAAATAACGTCAACTACGATAATATAAGAGTTAACATGTAATTGATAGGTGGTTTTGTCTTCGTCTTGCATCTATCTTAATTTTCTTTTCATACTACTTTTCGTGATTGTGTAACCGCCCCCTACTCATCTATTTGGGTAGGGGGTATATATTATTTATTGTCTAAAACATAGCATTAAAAATTTTATGTAAGGAGGAATTATATGTCAGAAGTAAAATTTAATATCAATAAGTTTGTTGAGGGAAGTACAGATGAGTCTGATCATTCCATAAGCAAACTTCCAGAAGTTGAAGTTGTTGAAGAAAAGAAAAAGCGAGGAAGACCCAAGAAACAACAATTACCTGCAATAACAGAGTCCTCAGATAAGCCATTATCGTTTATTCAGAGCAATGAACCTTACGGAAACGCTTATATTGAAACAAACCAGCAACTTGATACTGCTATTCAACAATTAGACGCTCTAGGGGCGAAAATCACAGCAAATATTCTTGCTGTTGAAAGTTCTAAAACTCTTAAAGGTAAGTATACGTACATCAATGATATGACTGCAACAGCAGCTAGTATTATTAGTTCTAAGATTGGAGCAATAAAAGAAAAGAACAAGACAATTAATGATGTAAACAATATGGAATTAAGAAGGTTAAAGGAGCTTAAACTTGATCAGGGTGCTGAAGATGATAATCAGAAGATGATGAATCTATATGATGCATTTGTTAATACTCCTATTGGTGTAGGTGGAGGAGCTAATATTGCTCCTAGTATTGGAGCTTTAACTGTAATGGGTGGAGTTCCAGATACTAATGGTAATATGTCTCCACAGCTACAATCAATTAGTCTTAATAATTATGATGATGCAGCTCAACAACAATGGGCTAATAATTTAAGTCCAGCTGAGAATAGAATGCTTCTTGATGCTCAAGGTAAAATAGATACTGTTGTATTCTATGATAACGCTACTGGCAATAGATGGTTTGAAGTTGTAGATAGAGCTACAGGAGAACCAGTACCAAATGTAGAAAAGCCTAGCAATGATACAGTATTTGATCTTGATATCAATGTAAGAGGCGGATATGCAAAAGACTCTAATAGAAATACTACATATCGTCTTATAGTATTAAATGGTGGAGATCAAAGTATGTTAGAATATTAGAAAAAATAAACCCGCATGGAGATTAATCCATGCGGGATAAATTATTCAATTGACTCATAAAACTCATAAATCTTATTAACAAATGAAAGATCATTCTTTCTATCATTAATCTTATTCTCAAACTTAAGGTCATATATACTTAAATCTTCTCCGACTTTATCATCCGAAGAATTATTATATACTGCTCCTTTTTTATCTTCTCTAGTTACAAGAATCGTAAATATATTATTAAAACCTTTATCGTTTTGTAATATACTCTTCACTCGTTTAATCTCATCTTCTTCTCGTATCATAAAGACAAGAATATCATAATGATCCTGTAAGAAATATTCAAATTCACGGATCATATATTTAACAGGATGATCATAATATTTTGCTGACAGTGCTTTAAGATCACTTAAGAAGGCTCTATCCTGAACATCTTTTTTGATTATATTACAACCAAGCATAGATGCAGCTTCTTTTACTTTATCAACAGAGCTAATTGTCTTAAGTATAAATTCTCTACATAATGCGCTGACGAGGTAGTCTTTACCTACCCCGCCTTTACCATTAACTATAAGTACCATCTTTTTCATTTTCTTCACCCATCTTCGAAATTATTCTACAACTTCTCCTTCAACAACCTCTGGATGCTCTTTCTTATAATCCTCCTCAGCTGTATCATCTTCATTAATCATGAACGACATCATCTCCCAATCAGTGTCATCCATATTGTACTTGAAGAATGCAGATGAATCAACCATATCTACATCAATATCCTGAGTCTGAGTAAACAATGCGAGCTTCTTCTGGATATACTCATCTTTGTACTCATCTTTAACGATACGATTCTCTGTCTGATTTCCATTCTCATCGATCTCAAACTTTGACTTCTCATCGTTATTGTAGCCTTCAACAATTTCCTGCTCTGCTTCTTTGATCAGATCCATAGCAGCAGTGAGCTGCTTACGATTCTTTCTTGTCTTCCAAGATAATTCAGCATCTACAGAATCATTCTTCTTCTGCCAGTAATCATCACTGGAGCAATAATTTGTAATTGCCAAAATCTCATCATTAGTTAATGTTACAGTCTTCTTAGCCATAATAACATCTCTCCTTTTTTAATAATTTAAATAAATGTAGATTTCAATATAATGTTCTACAATGTTAGGCTTTCCATATTATGTTAGCCTTTTCTGTTACTAATGAATTATAAGGATCATCCTTAAGTAAAATTATATCGCATGATGAATCATCTAACTCGCTATTATGAGAAATAATAAATGCTTGCTCACATTTAAGCATTCCCATAAGATTATCTAAAAGAGTAGTAAAATATTGTCTATTGATAGAATCCAGACCACCATCAATCTCATCAAGTTTAATGATGTTATATTTAGTAGAAGATTGATATAAGAGTGAGAAAGATAATATCATAGATATCATACATTTTTGTGCTGTACTCATTGAGCTAATATCATCATGCATAAGACCATTTCCTAAGCATGGTATTCTAAATTCATTCTCATTGATTATAAATGGTTGTAATACGAACTCACCACTGAATAATAATGATAATAAATTATTAGCAATAGCAATAGTCTTATTCATATATAGCTCCATAAACAAAGTTTGAATACCAGTAGATGGAGAAGAATAATATTTAATCTTCTCTATCTTAGAATACTTATTGTTATACATATCAAGTTCTTGCTTATATTCTTGAAGCATTGAACTTTGATACTTTAATTTGTCCCGTTCTTCCGTTGCTTTTTTAATTTCTGTTTCTTTAGAACCAAGAGAGTTATACTGAGTATTA